ATGAAGTGCAGAATGATGACGACTTCACAATAGAACGCGAGAATGTTACTGTTCTAATTGATGCTATGAGTATGCAATATTTAGTTGGATCGGTCGTAGATTATAAAGAAGACTTGCAAGGCAGCAGCTTCAGTATTTCTAATCCAGGTGCTACAAGTACATGTGGGTGCGGCAGCAGTTTTTCAGTTTAATATAAGAGGATAACATAATGGCATATTCAGCAGCAGTAGTCGAGCACTACGAAAATCCACGCAACGTGGGAAAGTTCGAAATAGACGAAACAATTGGTACCGGCATGGTGGGTGCACCGGCATGCGGTGATGTAATGAAGTTGCAAATTAAAGTCAAAGATGGAGTTATTACAGATGCTAGGTTTAAAACTTATGGTTGCGGAAGTGCTATTGCAAGTTCAAGTTTAATTACCGAAATGGTTAAAGGCATGACTCTGGACCAGGCGGGCGCCATCAAGAACAGCGAACTTGCGGAAGAACTAGCACTTCCTCCAGTTAAAATACATTGTAGTATACTGGCAGAAGACGCTATCAAGGCCGCAGTACAAGATTATAGAAAGAAACACACAAATGAGTAAAGAACAATACAACCTATCAAAACAAACAAACTATCTAAAACGTAAGATGTTCTTGGACCCAGAAGGTCCAGTAACTGTACAACGTTTTGAAGAAGTAAAGTATCCTAAGATTGCCAAGTACGAAGAACTTGCCCGTGGTTTCTTTTGGGTACCAGAAGAGATTAGTCTAACCAAAGACAAAATTGACCATAAGGAATCAAGTGACGCTGTTAAACACATTTTTACTAGCAATCTACTCCGACAGACTGCTTTGGATAGCATTCAAGGACGGGCACCTAACCAAGTTTTTCAACCGGTTATTTCGATCCCGGAACTCGAAGCGTTAGTTAGCAACTGGAGTTTCTTTGAAACCAATATTCACTCAAAGAGTTACAGTCACATCATTCGCAACGTCTATGGTGTTCCTAAAGAAGAATTTAACAAAATTCACGACACTAAAGAAATTGTAGGAATGGCTGCTAACATTGGCCGTTACTATGAAGCCCTACACCAATTGAATTGCCGTAAAGAACTAGGCGAAAAAATTTCCATTAAAGAACATAAACGAGCCATCTGGATGGCCTTGCATGCCAGTTACGCATTAGAAGCATTCCGCTTCATGGTATCGTTTGCTACAAGTCTTGCAATGGTAGAAAATAAAATTTACATTGGTAACGGCAACATTATTAGCCTTATCTTACAAGACGAGTTGTTGCATGCAGAATGGACTGCTTGGTTAATCAACAATGTAACTAAAGACGATGAAGACTTTGTAGTCCTTGAAAAAGAATGTGAAGCCGAAGTATATGCCATGTACCTCGAAGTTATCAAAGAAGAAAAAGACTGGGCCGAATACCTATTCAGCAAAGGTGTTGTTATTGGTCTTAATGCAAACATTCTAAAAGACTTTGTAGATTTTACAGCGTTTACTAGATTGAAAGATATCGGCATTAAGTATGTAGAAGACCACCCGAAGTCGAGTCCTATCCCTTGGTTTAACAAACATGTTAATATCAATAAGAAGCAAACTGCATTGCAAGAAAACGAATCAACTAATTATGTCATCGGTGTAATGAGTGATCAAATGGACTACGAAGAACTGCCAGATCTTTAATTCTACCAATTGTGTTGACACAAATAATACAAATCTGTTAACATATAAAAAAGGAAAAATAATATGAACGTAATTATATGGAGTAAGGATCCCTGTCCTTACTGTGATAGAGCCAAAACATTGTTGACCAGCAAAGGTATTGTTTACGAAGAAAGAAATATTACTCAAGGTACATGGACTAAAGAACAACTAGTAGAATCAGTTCCCGGAGCAAGATCAGTTCCCCAAGTTATTATTAATAATCGACTAGTCGGCGGCTTCACTGAATTGCAAAGATACTTAGAAGAGACAGCAGGCGGTTATGGAGACTGATAAAATTCTAGATTACGAAATTAATCTAGAAGACATTGATCTTAGTTGGGATGTTATGCCTACTAGTCTAACAAGTGTTCAAAGTTCAGCAATTCCTAGTGGTAGTTACACTATTAACACTAGCCAGTTCAATGAGACTAGTGGCAGTTATTTTTGTCATAATACAACTAATCCTACAATTAGCATAGGCAGTAGTAATCCTTCCGGTCTTGATGTACATGGTGATGCTAACTTTGACGGAGACATCAAAGTTAAAGGAAAAAGCCTTACTGAGTTTATGGAAACTTTAGAAAAGCGTTTGGCAATTCTACAACCTGATCCAGAAAAACTAGAACACTTCGACGCACTGCAAAAAGCATACGAACATTATAAAACACTAGAAGCACTTTGCCAACTACCTAAGAAAGATAAAGAATGAAAGTTAAACTAATTTCCTCAAGCAAACCTAGTCGTGATATGTACGATGAAGGTCTTATGGATGCCCAAGACCTTGTGGCATTTTGTGCAAGAGTAAGTAATCCCAGTAATCAATTTAACATGGAAACAGCGGACAAATTGATTCGGTATCTTGTTAAACATCAACACTGGAGTCCACTTGAAATGGTGTCGGCCTGTTTAGAAATTGAAACTACTAGAGATATTGCTAGACAAATCTTACGACATCGAAGTTTTTCATTCCAAGAATTTAGCCAACGTTACGCTGACCCTACTAAGGATCTAGACTTTGTACTGCGTGATGCTAGATTGCAAGATACTAGGAACCGCCAGAACAGTGTAGAAACTGATGATGCAAAGTTGAAAGCAGAATGGGCCAGCCGTCAGAAAGCAGTAATTGATCTTGTAAAAGAAAATTATGCCTGGGCCATAGAAAATGGAATTGCCAAAGAACAAGCCCGTGCTATTCTTCCAGAAGGCAATACAGTAAGCCGCATGTATATGAATGGTACTATTCGCAGTTGGATTCATTATATTCAACTACGTGCAAGCAACGGAACTCAATTAGAACATATGGAAATTGCTCGTGCATGTGCAAAAGTAATTGCTGAGATCTTTCCTATGGCCGACGAGTATGTCTAACCTAAGCGGTAATGCTCGAGAATTCTTAAATGATCATAGAATTCGGTTAGTGGATTCAAATAAGCGAGCACATCGTCATACCAAAATGGACACTCGTTTTTTTACTTTTGAAGACGACTACAATAAAATACTAAATGAGCCGTTGGTATTCGAAACAGAATCACTGTATACTGTAGAGATTTCAGAAAGCGAAATAGAACGAATTGCAAGTTTTGAAACAAAAGTGTTTAATCACATGCGTAGTCAAGGTCATTATAATATGTTTGAAACATTAATGGCACAAAAAGAACAAGAGAAATCACTGAGAGAAACGTATCCCTCAGTACAAAAAGCATACGAACATTATTCGCTAATGTTAAAGTTAGCACAATCAGGAGAATTATAAATGTTATTAAAGAAACCAATCACACAAGGATCAGTAGTTAGTATTAAAATTATTAACGGCGATGAAATTATTGCTCGTTACGAAGATGAAACCGCTGACACTGTTACTATAAACAAACCACTTGCCCTTACCATGGGTGCTCAAGGACTAGGTATGATTCCGTGGGTATTTCTTGGCGATGCAGAAACTATCACATTGCAAAAGTCGCATGTATTTTTTGTTATTCCTAGTAAGAAAGATGCATCTAATCAGTACATGCAAGGTACAACTGGTATTGCACTGGCTTAAATAGTATTATGCCAGCAATACACAGAAATACTGATTCAAGAAGTTGCGGAGCAACAACTATTGTTTCCGGACAATCGAATGTCTGGGCCAACAGTCTATTGGTCAGTGTCGACAACGATCAGAATAGTCATGGCGGAGGGAATCTAGTTGCCGCCAACAACAATGTTTACATTAATGGAAAACTTGTTGTAAATGACACTCCGGAGTCAGCCTCTCCGGACAATTTATGTACTGCATCAGGCGGAGCCCATTGCAGTCCGGTAACTGCTGGAGGCAGTGACAATGTATTTGTAGGCGATTAATGAAACAAAAGTTTATTGATTTATACATGGCGTGGGCCGAAAGACTTTCGCAACTAAGTCATGCTAAACGTCTGCAAGTCGGTGCTGTTATTGTAAAAGATGATACTGTAATCAGTTATGGTTACAACGGCATGCCTAGTGGATGGGATAACGGTTGTGAGGAAGTCATTGAGCAGCATGAAGATGGTGGTCAAGTATTAAAGACAAGGCCAGAAGTATTGCATGCAGAATCGAACGCAGTCGCTAAATTAGCCAAATCAAATAACAGCGGAGCAGGTGCTGATATCTTTATTACTCATGCTCCTTGTTTAGATTGTGCCAAATTAGTTTATCAAGCAGGCATCAAACGTGTGTATTTTAGAACAGCATACAGAGATAACAGCGGTATTAAGTTTCTAGAACGTTCTGGTGTTATCGTTAACCAAATTTTTTGATTAAATATAGAGGAATAAGACTATTCTTGCATAGCAAGAAGATCGGGTGAAAGTCCTTGTAATTAGGCAGAAATACGCTTATTCTTCTGTCAAAAGTTATTGTTGTATAAAGCAACTAGAAACGGATTCAATACTCAGGTGCAGGGCCTGGCAGGTCCACCAAAAAGCACCTTCGGGTGCTTTTTTTATCAATAAGTAAATGATGATAGGCATTGATATAACAAAAGTTTCAAGGTTTAAAAATATGAAAACCTTAAATCGTCTAATGGAAAAATTAAATGTAGATGGAGATACTGCAATTGCTGCTGCAAAGACATGGGCTTGTATGGAAGCCATAGTCAAAGCAGAGGGCAAAGGGTTTGACTATTCTAAAATACAAATAAAATTTTCATTTAATTCTGCTCCTCTTGTAATTGACAATAACAATGTGTTAGAATATAAGTATGCATTATCTTTATCGCATGAAGATGATATAGTAGCCGCAGTAGCCATGCGGATCAATAAATAAATCAAGGAGAAAAAATATGGCAACAGGAACTAACTCACGTGCTTCGGTAGTAAAGCGTACTAACCAAGGTGGCAAAGTAAAACGTTCTTCAATGAATAAAACTCAAAAATCTAGTTTTAAAGCATACAGAGGACAAGGCCGATGAGTAAGGGGTCTCGGCCACGGCCGTATAGTGTTAGCCAAGAACAATTCGCTAACAATTATGATGCAATTTTTGGAAAGAAGAATAAAATGTCTCCAAGCGTAGAACAAATGAAAAAAGGCACATGCGGATGTGGCCGGTCACCCACTGGTAATTGTGTCGGCTGGCATGGACTAACTGAAGACCAATATAAAGATGCTTTAGAAAAGTATATGACAAATCAAGAAGATGCAAGCGGCGAGCCTGTATAATACTGATGAAGATTGTTTATATACACGGAGCAAATGCTACTCCTGAAAGTTTTAATTATATTAGAGAGCACATCAGTGCAGACGAAGAAATTAATATAAAATACAGCAGTGAGGACGGATTTGCTCATAATTTAGAAAAAATTGCAAATACTTTAAAACGTCAAAAAAATATTTTCTTCATAGCACACAGCCTAGGAGGAATATATTCACTGCATTTAGCAAATAGGCTTCCTAAAAATGTTCTAGGTGCAGTTACTATTAGTACTCCATATGGCGGTGTTGCAGTTGCTGACTATGCCAAATACTTTTTCCCTTTTAATAGATTAATTAGAGATGTAGGTCCTCATAGTAAGCAAATGATTAAAACTAGTGAGTTGTCTATAATGCATCCCTGGACTCAAATTGTTACTACTAAGGGAACATCGCCTTGGATTCACACAGAAAATGACGGTGTTGTAACTGTTCAAAGTCAAAAGTATTTTGAAGGTCAAATGGATTTAATTGAGTTAGAATTAAATCACTATGAAGTAGTAATGAACAAACAAGTTGTAGAAATCATTAAAGATAATTTATCTAAAGTTTGATTCTGCCGTTAATCGAATTACTTTATCTTCAAAAAAATTTGAAAAATGTTTAACACGTTCTTCTGGTTTTAATGATGCATGGCAAATAGCAATAGGATGGTTTCTTTTTAAAACATTGGGATTATCTATAATTAAAATCTTTTCTATTGTATTTCTTGCATAATCTTCCGGCATAATAATATTGTTTAATTGCCAATTATATCTCAAACTTCCTTCGTCTAAAAAACTATTATTTTTTATGTATCTAATGATAGGCCTATAATGACTTGCTCTTACAGCAAAAAACGCATCGAAACTTCCCTTTTCAATTCCGTTGAGCAAACCTAATTTCCAAACTCCGTAACCGCTTGCATCTGGTGTAAAATAATCATTGGTTTTTCTAGTTTCACCAAAATTAAAAAATAAAAAACAACTTGTATCATATGGTATGCTAGTAATCATGTACGATATGAGTTGATCAGTTTTTAGATTTCTTACAGCAGAAACAAACAGTTTATCATTTGTATTTTTTAAAATCTGTTGTAGTTTATTAGAATACACATCTCGCCATATTGTAGTTTTGCTAGAACCATGAATATGTGTTCGAGTGTTGCTTATGTCTATCAATTCATCATAATGTTCTATTCCGCATACAAACGTATGATAATGCTGGTATGATAATTCGGTTATCATTTCTTATCTTCCGTAAAAATGGCTTCTTTAAATTTTAAAGCAGATCTTACAATCAAATTGTTGTATCGTTCTCTAAGATAATTAAATTTAGATTCTTTATCGTATAAATTTGAATAGTTAGTTCCGACAATAACAGCGCATCTTCTTCCAGGGTTACTGTTATACACAGAATGAGCAGCCTTCATATTATTAAGATAAAACGGCTGTCTAGGATGATGAATTTCTGCTTTTATAGTTTCATCTTCTAGTACCTCCATGTATGTATCAAAATTATTATAAAGGTAACTTTCATCTGCATTTTTGTTTTTAACACGTTTAAGGTAAAGTCCGTTGTTTACTAAATCATCAAAACAAAAATAAAATCTTAGTCCTAGATAATCTGGATCAGTATGCCAAAATCCAAAACCTACTGATTCCTGACGAGCAGGAATCATTCCCATCACTGAAAACTCATTCTCTTCTAGACCAAATCCAGTATGCATATATTCTTTAATTTCCGGAAATAATGTGTCAAACTGATTTAACCATTTGTAATCATGCTTGCAAAAAGTTGAGTCCCACGGATAATTTTCCATCCTATCATGACCTATCAAATACCTTGATGTAGATTTTAGCAAATCAGTTTGAGGATAAGTTTGATAAATCCAGTGATATAGTTTATCAATATCAATTTCTGGACAAAGTGGAATGTCCAAAGGAGTGTATAAAACGTCTAGCATGTCCATAGTATGTTATTTACATTCAGTAAAATCACTGCTTGACAATTGTGGCAAAACCATATATAATAAACACATAAGGAGATTTCCAATGACAGCAGAACACACACTCACAAACATTAAAGTATGGTGCATTACACAAAGTGGCGATGAACAAATTTGGACAAACAAAGGTACTACATATTTTTGGAATCGTGGCAAGGATACTGCTACAGGATTGATCAATGGAGTAGTACGAAAATTAGCAGGAGTAGATGCCCAGGGTATAAAAATTTGGGTAGTAGCAGGTAGTTTAAAAATTTCATCAACTGGTGAGATTTCAAGGTTTACTGGCATTCCTCGTAAAATTCAAAAAACATTTGAAAATACGCTAATCAAGCAGTCTGAAAAAGAAATGGAAACAGTATGAAAAATCGTTACGGCGACGAATATAGTTTTGTTAAACTTACTGAAGACACTTACACAATTCAAGGTGATTTAAAGTATTGGCGGTTTGGGGGTCGTGAAGGCCAGAATAAAATGGACATGTCTGATTTAGGATTTGTTGATCCTAGTGGCGGCCCATTCATTGAAATTGGAATGAAAATTGGAGACCGTGAAATACGCCGCATCGAAGTGTCTGGCGATTTAGACGGTTGCCCAGAAATCGTGTTTCAAGTATAATATACGCATAGCAAAACAAAATAGGAGTTAGAAATGATTTTAGCACATACTGTACGATACCTTACTACATTCACTCCCTCCAGCCTTGCGCAGGTAGTGGCAAACAGTGGCTTCAATGACAATGAATTCAAAACAGCGGATTTTACCGGCATCACCAATGGTGGACAGTTTGCTTATCGTGTGTCATTCTTTGACAAACACAAAGGACAGGATAGAGTAGGTCAAGTGTTTGTCAAGTACGACAATTTGTCACAGTCTGTTTCAGCGGATTACTAATCATGTCAATGCACTTGCACCATCCTAGTCTAAGTCTCAACGGCAAAAAGAAAGGTAAGAAAAAGTTTGCCAGTGCTGAACATAAACGAAAGGCAGAACAATTGGATAAAGAATGGAAAGAATTGCAAAAACGTTGGGGTGTTGAAGCAGAAGATAAAAAACGAAAGCGGGCGCTAGAGTCTGACACTAATTGGGTATACAGTCTTAGCGCACCTCCTGGTCGTGAAACTCGTTATTACCCTAGTAAAGGTGACAGTACAGGTGTTGCTGCACTTGCACCCGCTAAAGTGTATACAGGCACAAAAGTAAAGGGCATTGCAACTATGCATAAATCAAATGCTGTTCCTGTGTTTTCGGATGAAGAGGCAAAGGACATCAGTTCTATGCGCAGATAACAGGCTGCATAACGAGAGTAACTAAACTTACACTCGAAAAATTTGGCTATTTGTAGCGAAATAGCCCTATCCAATGTAAAGGAGAAATACCATGGAAAGGTTTTTAAGAACCATTTTGTTAGTGCTGTCATTCTGGGCAACTATATTCATAATTTATGTATCTGTAAATCTAAAGATGCAAACAGTAGAGGCAGCAGAGGTAAAAGATCAAGAAGCAATTACACTTGCTGAAAGAAGCAAACAACTAGATTGTTTGGCAATTAATATCTATAAAGAAGCAGGTTATGAGCCGTTTGAAGGAAAAGTAGCAGTAGCACAAGTCACACTAAACCGTGTCGCCGATGCTAATTTTCCAAATAATGTATGCGGAGTTGTATATCAAAAATCACGGGGCACAAGAGTTGTTTGCCAATTCAGTTGGTACTGTGACAGAGTTCATAAAAATAGAACAGTTAATGAAAAAGCATATAACGAAAGTTATGAAGTTGCTAAAAAAGTTCTACTAGAAAATTTTAAATTAGATTCAATAACCGAGGCATTATACTATCATGCAGATTACATCAATCCTAAATGGAATAAAACAAAAGTTGGCAAAATCGGCCAACATATTTTCTACAAAGACAAGAGTTAAGGTCATGCAAAAACTAAAAGAAATTATTAGTCGCATATCTTCCGAAATGTTCGGTTGGATCGCAGTAATGATTATGCATGCTGCTACCGTTCCTTCCTTCATGGCCTTTATGTCTGGTGTAAATAACACACTTCCACAAATTGACATTGTATTGATGATATGGGGAGGACTTGTTTTATTTTTTATCAAGGCAATAATTTCAAAAGATTTTCTAAACATTATTACTATAGGTTTAGGATTTGCCATGCAGGCAGTTATGTTAGCATTGATATTTGTAAAATAAGGTTACTAAATATTTTACTATGCCATTAGCACTATTAACATTCTTATCGGGCATTGCTATATCAGCAGTTGCCATTTATTACTCAGTACTAGGACTTGCAGCCATCTTTAGTGCTGCTGCCCTGCCCATTATAGTCATGGGTACTATCCTTGAATTGAGTAAATTAGTTTCTGCTTGGTGGCTCAAGGCCAATTGGCATAGGGCTCCGGGACTGTTAAAGTCTTATATGCTAGTAGCAGTCCTTGTGTTGATGCTGATTACTAGTATGGGCATCTTTGGTTTCCTATCTAAAGCACACAGTGATCAAGCAGTGCCTGCAGGCGATGCTATTGCAAGTATGCAAATCATCGATGAGAAGATTGCAATACAGCAAGAATATATTGCTCAGGCACGTAAAGATATTGAAGTTTTAAATACTCAAATTGACCGCTACAACGAACTAGGTGCAGTTAGTCGAGGTGTTAAAGTACGTGACAAACAAAAAGTGGAACGTGAACAATTGCTTAGTCAAATTGAAACTTCTCAGAGTAATTTAACAAAACTACGTGAACAACGTGCGCCAATTGCTGCAAGTGTTAGAGCCATTGAAGCAGAAGTTGGACCTATCAAATACATTGCTGCGTTTGTCTACGGTGACAATCCGGATGTTAATATTTTAGAAAAAGCAGTTACTTGGGTTATTATTACCATTGTGTTTGTATTCGATCCATTGGCTATTCTATTGCTATTGGCAAGTCAAATGAGTTTCCAATGGGTTAAAGAACAAAAAGAAAAAGATGAATACAATAATTGGGACGAAGAGTGGACTGGCCAGGATTTAGTCGAAGTAGAACAAGAAACAGAAGAGACTGTACCAGAAGCAGTAGTCGAAGAAGAAACTCCTAAACCTAGCATTGATCCAACTCCTTCTGGTTGGATGTATACAAATCCGCATCATCCTTCTACTCATCCTTACCTTAACGAAGGATTTAAAGGTTCTAAAAATTTAAAGCCAGTGGTAGCAAAAACGACAGAAAAGAAGAAAAAGGAATCTACAACTAACCAGGAAGATTCAGCAGTTGAAGAAGCAATTAAATGGGCAGAAGAGCAGCGTTTAAATTCTTTAAGAGAAGAAGTTAAAAAGTTCGGTTATAGCGAAGAAAAAAATATAGTGCGAGTTCGAGACAGAGCATACACTCGTAACGAATTTGAAGATTTAATGGGATCGTCATATGTTCAAAATGAAGAACAAACACAAAGCGGTGTATGGTCAAAAATAAATTCAAAGATCTCCGAAGAAGAATATTTAGAAAAAGTCGCTACCAAACGATCTAGAAAGAAGGACAATGATAACACTGATAACGCCTCCTGATATATTTGAAAATGAAAACACTAGTTTTACATTAATGAATATATCAGATGAGGAACAAGAACAAACAAGTATATGGTTGAGCAACAACAATATTGACAAACAGATAAATTTATACTATTATCAAGGAGAAGCAGATATTCCTTGGTTGTTACATGCAGTTGCTATTTCAAAAGGTGTTTATTTAAATTGTGAAAACAACAGCGATATAACAAAATGGATAACTAGTTATATATTAGGCAAATCCAATGTTTGGTATAAAACATATGATCCTAATTTCAAGGCTCTAATGAATTACATCAATCAAAAACAAATAACAGATATTACAGAATTCCTAAAGGTGCAACTTGGCAAATAAAATAGAAAATCACTCTTGCAATTTTTGCGGTAAGAGTAAAGAAGATGTCGAAAAACTAATTGTAGGAGGAGACGATGTTGCAATCTGCAACGAATGCGTCGACTTGTGTGTTGACATTCTTAACGATGACAAGGTCAAGCGATTGCCGAGCGAGAAGGGACAACTACTTAATCCAGTTCATATCAAAGAGTATCTAGATGAGTATGTCATCGGACAAGATCAAGCCAAAAAAGTGCTAGCAGTAGCAGTTAGTCAGCACTTTAAACGTATTGCTAAAAATAAGCAGGATATCGAAGTTGAGAAAACTAACGTATTGATGATGGGTCCTACTGGCTGCGGCAAAACTATGCTAGTACGCAAACTGGCAGAGTACTTAGACGTACCATTTGCTATATGCGATGCCACAGGACTCACTGAAGCAGGCTATGTTGGTGATGATGTCGAAAGTGTGTTAATCCGTTTAGTTGCTAATGCTGAAGGCGATATTAAGAAAGCAGAACACGGTATTGTTTATATTGACGAAATTGACAAGATTGCTCGCAAAGGAGAAAGCACTAGCATTACTCGAGATGTTAGTGGAGAAGGCGTACAACAAGCATTATTAAAAATGATCGAGGGTAGTATTGTGAGATTGCCGCAAGGCGAAAAGCGCAAACACCCACGTGGTGACATAAACGAAATTGACACTCGCAATATTTTGTTTATATGCGGAGGCGCATTTGTTAATTTGGAAAAAATCATCAGTCGCAGAGTTTCTAAAGGCGGTGTAGGCTTTGGCGCAGACAATGTAGGCAAAAAAGAAGAAAAGAAAAATCTGTTTAAAGAAGTTGAAACTAAAGATCTAATCAGTTTTGGACTTATTCCAGAATTTGTTGGACGATTTGGTAATATTACAGCAGTCGAAGAACTTACTGTAACACAACTTGTTCAAATTCTTAAAGAACCTAAAAATAGTCTGCTTCGACAGTATCAATATATATTTGAATTAGATGGTATTGACTTAGAGTTTGATGATGCATCATTGAGTTTAATTGCAGAACGTGCTAAGAAAATGGAAACTAATGCTCGAGGTCTTAAAAATATTATTGAACGTATGTTGTTGAATTATCAATTCGAAGGTATGGATCTTGCTCAAAGAGGCTTGCGTAAAATTATGATAAGTAAAGAAGCGGTAGAAGGAAAGCCCGCCGTACTAATTTTTGACAAAGTGGAAAATGAACAAAAAAAATAAGCCTCGTGGAACAGCAGTAGAAGTAAGAGATGGCAATTTTGCAGTTGCTCTGCGTAAACTTAAACGCAAGATGGATGAATCTAATAAACTACAAGAATTTTTGGACAAACAATTTTATACCAAACCTACTGTAGAAAAAAAGCAAGCCAAAGGTGCTGCTCGTGCTCGTTGGTTGAAGAAACTACGAGATGAAAGTTTACCTAAAAAAATGTATTGACGTTTGTCAAAATTTTTGTTATAATGTATGTATGACTACTTATCAAGTACATAATCAATCGTGCATAGATGGTATGCGAGAGCATATTTTAAATAATTCAATCGATCTTATATTTACAGATCCTCCTTACGGAATAGACGGCAACGGGTTAGATGTACATTATCATAGAGACGAATCAAATGTAGTTCCAGGGTATGTTGATGTGCCGTTGTCTCAATATTCCAAATTTAGTCAAGAATGGATCTCCGAATGCGCTAGAGTATTAAAACCAGGTGGTAGCATCTACATAGTAAGTGGGTACACTAATTTGCATCATATATTAAATGCGTTACATGCTACAGAATTAGAAGAAATTAATCATATCATTGCCAAATATTCTTTTGGAGTTAGTACAAAGAATAAATTTGTAAGCAGTCATTATCATGTATTGTTTTGGGCTAAATCGAGCAAGGGAAAACAAAAGCGTACATTTAACAGCAATTACAAATACACTGATCAAAAAGACAGTTATCATGATAGGTTAACTGTTCAAGATATGCCCCGGGCACATAATCCAGGGAAGATTAAAAATAAAAATCAACTTAACGAAGATTTTATCGAAAAGTTCATTATGTACTCTAGTAATAGAGGTGACACTGTTTTGGATTGTTTTGGTGGCGGCATGACAACTGGCAGAACAGCACTAAGATGGGGACGTAATTTTATAGGGTTCGAAATGAATAAGAATGCCTATAATGCATTTGTCCCTACATTAAGCGCAGTAGAAGAACTAGCCGATCCTACTCCTATTAGCCCAGATGCATTCGAACTGGCAAAGCGTGAAAAAATGCGTGAAGGTTGGAAGAAAGATAGAGCCAAAAAAAAACAGTTATTAAATAATAAATTGTTTACTATTGAAGATTAGTATTAAAATTAACTTGACAGATTTTACCTTTTGTGTTATAATAATTACATATTAACACACAGAGGATAAATTATGTCGTATTCAAAAAAAGTTACAGATCTTTTTGGCAAAGATTTGTTTAAACTTTTAGGTCCAAAAAAAGACAGAGTTTCCTGGCATTCGCTTTCCTTTAAAGAAAAAGAAGAACGCATAAAGAACATTCCAGTTTATGTTAGTACACGAAGACTAGGCAAGTCTCCTAGTTTTGAAGATATGCTTATCGAATGCTTTCGTGTATTAGTTAATCTAGGAGTAAACAATCCTTTAAAGGGTATAGATCTACCTGAGTTCGGTAGTTTACGAGAGGCAAGTAAAAAACACAATACTCCAGCACTTAATTATTTCGGCGGACTGACAAGCACAATAATTCTCTACAAGAACGCAGAGAAGCAACGTGATATCTTTTTAAAACACATTCTTGTAGACATTGTGTTCCAGTTTGAACCCGGACTAGTATTTCCAGGTGTTGGCCGCAAAGATTCAAAAGGACGGATATTTGTTAATGATGCACAACATCGTATACTAGCTTGTATGTTCCTTGGTATTGAAGAAGTTCCGCTCAACTATATTAGAAGTAATAACGAATACTGGGATGTCCAACAATATGCGGCTATTAACATTAATAGTTTACAGTGTTCAGAGTTTGACAAATTCCGCATTCGTGTTCAACGAGGAGAAGCAAGTATCGACGCAGAGTTTGATATCGATCCAGAAGACCAACTCTGCATGGATATGAATGAAGTATTCATGCGTAATGATATTCTTGTAGTGGAAAAAGGCGACAAAGATATTAATATCAATAGCAAAGTACTGACCGGTATCGGTAACATAATTAAGTATTGGAAAGATTATGGGCCTGATATTGCTACTCGTGCAATTGAATTAAATGCTGTTATGTTTCCAACTAGTACGTTCCAAACTGCTAACAGTTGGGGACTTATGGAATTCCTAAAAGCCCAAGATCCAACAGTTGATCCTATGCAAATGGATTATTCGATTCAGCAAGCAATCAAAACTTGGTTACCAAAAGATAATCACGGTAATAAGTTGCATGATCAAATTAAGAAGAAATGCAAGGAAGATAACGAACTTAGTTCCATTCGATTTGAGCCTGTTGTTATTGCCGAAGGCATCCGACAACTTTGCGAATGGGCAGAAAGCGATGTTGAGTGGTGTTGGCGTGAACCTAAGTGGACTGAAGAACGATATGAGTTTGAACTGGATCTAGTATAATGTGCAACGACTATAAACTTATTAACGCATTAATTGAAGAGAAAAAACACAATCCCTTTAAGGGAGTGTGTGAATCGACTTATATTAATGATGGAATTTATGCCGAGTTTGCAAAAAGAAAAGATCTTAAATGGATCAGGGTGCAGGATCTTAGACTTTTGTATCATTGGTCTGAGGAAAAAACACAAATGATGTATGATAAAACTGTTAAGGTTGATGGTTGGACAGACGGTCACGGGATATACAGACTTTACGATTTTGGAAAGGGTGCGAACAAAATTGTTAAGGAAGATGGTGTTGATAAATTATTCCACGAGGCTCAACACGATCATATTATAAGTCGAGATGAAGCAAGGAGATTGGGTTGGACCGAAGAGCAAATTAATCACCCTTCAAACATTCAGTGGGCAAGTGCTATCCAAAATTTTATGAAACGAAATTTTACCAAAGAAATGTGGTTAGCAGTAAGTCCGACAATTCCAAATCTATATCCTAGATAATAGGACTTGACAACTCTACCAGTCTAACGTATAATAGTACTTATGAACACATTAAATCAAGTATCCGAATTTATTAAATCCAACATGGATTTTGCTCGATTCGCTCGATTAACTAAAGCATTAGGAGATCAAGCAAACGATGCTCAATTTCGGTTTATTAAAGCATTGATATTTGAAAACAGTATCGAAGAATATTCCAAAGGTGAAATCTTATACGTTGGACAAGAAGGGTGTGATCTGATTATTCCTAAATTAGGTAACGCTCGTGTGGAAATGAAGTATGTAGAAAATGCATTATATACACCTGCACGAAAAGAACTTAGAGAGCACACTGGAGAAATCAAATTAATGAATAGTATGGGAACTAATTCTCATAAAATACTACCAAAAGGGTACGCAGATTTTTTAATCTTTATGGGAAATCAAGGTGCTATTTTATTTGATAAACATACAATTGAAGCACATATTAAATCTGGCGGTGACGGCATAGGTGCCAACTTGCCTACTAACAAAGGTATTTTGTTGGCAACACCTAAAGAAATGAATACAGGCAATCAACAAGAAATAGACTTTATTCAAGGTCTTAACAACTACATTAAAACTTATATTAGATCGGTAGCATAAATGGCAAAACATTTAATGGTAGACATAGAGACTATGGCAGTCTCCCCAAACGCAGTAGTCCTTAGTCTAGGCGCTGTTCATTTTAATCCCTACGGTAACGGGTATGGAGATAAACTGTATTTCCGTGTGAGTATTGACGATCAAGATGCTCTAGGTAGAGAAGTGGATCCTGGAGTCATTGATTGGTGGAGCCGGCAAGACCCTGCAATCATGGAAGAAGCGTTTAGTCCAGACAATCGAATTCCACTTGTAGATGCAATGGATCAGTTCCACAAATTTGCTTGGCAGTGCGATGCATTTTGGAGTCACGGTGCTACCTTTGACCTTGTAATTTTGGAAAATATCTATAGGCAATTGAATAAACCTTTGCCTTGGAACTTTTGGTCATTAAGAGACACAAGAACTTTATTCGATTTAGGATACGATCCTGAAATGCCTCAAGGTTCAAAACATGATGCACTTCAGGATGCTATTAGACAGGCTGTAGGTGTTCAAAACATCTACGCCAAATTGAAAATACGTCCTCGCTGATTACTTAAACCAGCCTAACTTTTCGCCAGCGGCCTTTCTACGGTCGCTTTCTTCTTTAGTGCTAGGATAACGGCTAGCCCAAATTAGTATAAGAGCAAAGAACACAGCCATGCCTGCAACGGCTTTCCAGTTCTGAGTAGCAAACCACATGGTAACTAAACTAATGTCCATTACCACAAACATAAACCATTTTATCTTAGCAGGATATACTCTGCCTTCACTCCAGTTATTGATGAACGGTCCAAACAGTTTATGATTTAGCATATAGTTGTGGAATCTAGGACTGCTTTTAGAAAAGCAATAGGCAGCGATTAAACTAGGAGTCGACCACGGAATTCCGGGTACTAATACGCCAATGTAGGCAATGCCTAAGCATAGAAAACCTGCCGCCATCCACAAATACTTTTTAATGTTGTTCATTTAAAATTTCCTTTAGGCTCCTTGCCACATAGTCAATGTCCGAATCTGTATGGTTGGGCGTAGGAGTAAATCTCAAACGTTCGGTTTTCCACGGAACTGTGGGATAGTTGATGGGCTGTACATAGATAGCATAATCGTCTAACAGTCTATCACTAATTTTTTTACACTTAACTGTGTCATTGATCATTACAGGAACAATATGTCCATCATACGATAATGGGTTAACGGATAATCCTGCGGATAAGAATACTTCTCTTGTTTTTGCAGCACGTTCAAAAATCTTATCACGTAGTTCAGGATGATCTTGAACATACTTTACACTTGACAATGCACCTGCACACAGCACAGGACTCATTGAGGTTGAAAAAATAAATCCACCTGCATAACTGCGAACTAGATCAACAATATCTCTAGTACCGGCAATGTATCCGCCTTGGACTCCAAAGGCTTTGGCTAAAGTGCCTTGAATGATGTCTACACCGTCTACACATTTTTGTTCTTCAGCAACACCGGCGCCTCTAGGACCATACATGCCCACAGCATGAACTTCGTCAACATATACCATAGCACCGTATAGTCTTGACAAATTACATACATCGCTGACCAATCCTCTGTCTCCATCCATAGAGTAAACACCCTCCATTGCAATAATAGGTTGGCTAACTTTGGGCATACTTTGCAACAATTCTCTTAAATGGTCTAGGTCATTGTGCCGCCAAATAGTAATAGGACAGGCTGCTGATTTCATTCCTACAATCATAGAGTTGTGATTGTTAGCATCGCTGATGTAATGCACATTGGGCAACATGCGTCCCAATATACTTAAGGTACTTTGGTTAGCAACATAACCGCTGGTAAACAGCAAGGCAGACGTTTTATCGTGCAGTTTTGCTAGTTCGTGTTCTAGGGCAACATGATAGTGTGTAGTACCAGAAATATTACGAGTGCCGCCTGCGCCGGCTCCTGCAGTATCAAGAGCAGTATGCATGGCGTCGATTACTACTTTGTGCTGTCCCATACCTAAATAGTCATTTGAGCACCAATTGGTTATGTGTTTGATATTATATTTGCCATACCAAATGGCTTGAGGAAACTGTCCTTTTTCTCGAAGGATATCGATAAAGACTCTATAATTTCCTTCGCTTTTGAGTTTATCCAAAGCAGATAGTACAGCATCTTGTATTTTTGGTTTTATCATATCAATATTTATATGCGCAGATATTGACAAGAAATAAGATTGATTGTATAATATACACATAGGGAAGCAAACACTATACATATCAAACAAGTTAATTAAAGGATTAAAAATGTTAACAGTAAAAGAGTGGATGGAATTAGTTGATTACAAGATCACAGAAGGTAGCGAATATTGCTGGAGTTGTTTTGGCTCAGATGCATACAGTCTAAGTTCTTGGGACGGCGAACACGATGGTTACAGTTTTAACATTGTGTTCGATAACCGCACACAGGTAGTATATACTGTAGAGGCTTGCGATTACAAAAATAATCGAGCATATCGTATTATCAATCAAGACTTTAAAGATATGCATGACAACGAAGCATCTGCTCGTGTCGTTGATTTTAACGAAGCATGGGACAATGTAAAATTTGTAGATCTCGAAAGTGACGACGATTTTATTCAAAAAGCAATGGCAATTGCAGCAGGTGAGTCATACTCAACTGATGTAACCATTCCTCTAGATCTCACTGACGAAGAAATGCTGTTCTTTTTCAAAGGTGCTCATGAAGCAGGTAAGACATTTAATCAGCACGTAAATGACATACTGCGTGAAGCATTGGAAAATGAAGATTTCGTTACACGTTTGAAAGCAAATCATGACGCTACCTGATTAACGCTATCGTGCTGTAATGCAGACCATGCAATTTCTTACTGATCTATATAGCAGTGACTCACAGCGCACCAGTTTAAGGAGAAAGTTATGCCGTGGATTCAAAATGTAGCACTGAGTGATATTCCAAAAGGAAGTCATATCCGTGTAGGTGAAAACAGTATGCTGATTCAAATTTGTGACCCTCCTGGAGATTTCCCAGAGCCTAAGTATCAGTTTCGCGAAGTACATCAGTTTCAATTCCTTGATGTTGAAGAAAAGGACGAAGTACTAGACGAAGAAATGCGTTGTAGTCAAGAGCAGGCTGATGAGCTTGTTCGTTTGCTGCAACATGCATTGGAAAAAAGAATGGATGTGGTTGTGCATTGTCATGCTGGTATATGTCGCTCAGGCGCTGTGGCAGAAGTTGGTGTACAAATGGGATTCCAAGATGCTGAATCATTTCGTGCTCCTAACCTCTTGGTCAAGCACAGGATGATGCGGAAGTTGGGTTGGACCTACAATGAGCAAGAGTCACACACTGTCAATGGTGTAACTCTACCTTCTGGAATCATTGTTCCATCTAAATCAGTAGTATGGAACAACGATAACGAAAAAGTGTTTACACTGGCAGCAGAACGTCGCAAACGTAGGCAACAAGAAGGAGATGCATAATGTATTTTCAATTCGAAGAATCTCGTGATGCCACCATGTTCATGCTGCGTTGGGGCACCGCAGATGGAAACAAGCTAAAATGACTATAGATTTCCCTGGGGGTGTGTCCGACGAGTGTGTTGCATGGTTGCGAGAACATGTGGGCGTTGGCGGTGACATGATTAGGCTAGACAGGCGCTTTGATCAGTGTGCGTGGTACTATGAGCGTAGGTTTGTGCCCTATGATAAACGGGTTGATGATAAACAGGTTCATGACACTGCTGGTGATTACATTCCCACAATCACTGTGAAAGATCCCAAGCTGGCTACT